TTCGATAGCCTCTTTGATTCTTGTTGTCAACTCATCAAGCGTTTTTGCTTGGGTATGACAACCGGGTAGTTCAGGAACGGAAGCCACATAGTATTCTTCCTCATCTTTTTCGACGACAACTGCAAATTTCAAGCCGATCATCCCTGTAGAGATCATGAACGAACTATTACTAAAAGTTTGCTTATGACTGTGGGCTTTGTAGGTTCGCACCCTTCAGCATGCATGCGCGCTAGACAAGTTCTGCGACCGAACTTCGGCGCTGCTTAACCTTCCCTTTTTTTCTGTTGACAAAACTTGCCATTCACCTTCGTTTCCAGAAGAGGTAAACTTTAGTCTGCATAAGGAAGCCGCAGACTTTGATCAAGCGCGAAAGCCTTTCAAGGTTGGCTTTCATTACTTCTTTGGCGTAAACTTCCTTCCTTCCGAAAGGCATGTGGCAGAAGAAATACTTCATAAACCGTAAGTGGCTATGTTTAATGAATGCCTCCCTTAATTTTGTCAGGTCTTCGCCTCTTAAGGCCTGCAGCTTTCTCAAAACGTATTTTTCACTGCTTAAAAGCTGGACGTTAAAGCCTAAGTGCTGTAGTGTCTCTGCAACCCTTAAAGCCTCTTTGGGCGGAGGCTGCTCAGCTATTTTCTCCATGCCCGCTTTTTCCGCGAAGGGATTGTATTTCGCCATGACTGCTGGCATTTCCACATATGGCGTTCCAGCTTTTGCTAATGTTTCCTTTACGAGTTTTGCGCCTAAACCTATGGTGCGGTATTTCGGATGAACAACAACTCGGCTGATGATGCTTAGCTTTTCATTCAATTCTTTCATGGTCATTTTTGGCAGAACGAGCCTGCGCCCAAAACATGTGGGTGGCGGATAGCAGTAGACTATTACTCCGCAGAGTTCGTCTCCACGTTTGAGGCAGAAGATTTTGCGCGGTCCTGCTATTTTGTGGCTTCGGTAGTGGAAGCTTGCGAGCATGCGCCAAGCTTGAACAGTGCCTTGCTCTATTCGCATTTCTCTTATGAGACTGCATTCCCTTGCCGGCGTGTTTGGGTAATAGTTTACTGTTATTTCTTTGCCGAATCGCTTGTGAATGTGCACTGACGGGTTTAAATCCTCAAAAAGGTCTGCGTGGGTTGTGGCTGCCAAAACCGCTTTACCCTGCTGCCTGGCGAGCTTCTGAAGGTTAAAAGCAACGATTTTAGCTGTGTCCCTGTCAAGCGTAGCCATAGCTTCATCCATAACCCAGAATTGAGCTTGGCTCTCCATCATTTTCGCAATTTTATAACGGTATTTCTGTCCGTCGCTAAGCTGCTCATAACTGCGAAGGAAAAGGAAAGCATCGTTTAAGCCTACCTTACTCAGAAGCTCCAAGCCTTCTTCGAGGGTTTTGCCGACTGTTTCGATTAGAGGCTTGCCAGGTTCAGGCTGGATGTCGGTAATGTTAATGCAGCTTACGCCCATGTCCCCTTTGATATCTTTTTCCAAAGCCTTAAGCAGCACACTTTTGCCTGAGCCTGAATCGCCCGTGATATATGTAATATCAGTACGTCCTATTTTCAACTCAACATTATCGTAAACTATGAACTTCTCCCACTGATCCATGCCAAGTCCGAAGCCTTCAGCAACGCTCACAACTCTGCTTGTCGGTTTCGGCGGAGCCGTCTTGTAGCCTAAGTTAATTATGAATCTGTCTGTTTTGCGGTCGTATCGTCTCCTATATTGTTGTATTTGAAAATATTCATGTTTTCTCATGTGCATGCTCTCCGCTGACAGCGATTAAAATGCTCAAAAATCGGCAGAAATCTATCGGGTTACGCCTGTTGATTGGTGTTCCTTCAGTTTCTTGCGCAACTCTTCAAGCTTTCTTTTACGCACGCTGTCCAATTAATACACCTAAAATAGTTCCTATTAGACCTGTTATGACTGAGAACACTTCGCTATTCCATCTGCCCAGAAAAGCAATGTGCGCAACTTCGAGAGCTGTGAGGCAAACAGTCATGGCTATTGCGAATTTCACCATTAAAACAAGTTTTTCGTTCGGTTCAATGACTATTATTTGCTGTTTTCCCTTTGGTCCTTTGCGAGCTATCTTTTTTGTTAAAGCCCTTCTAATCCAGCTTGTCATGGTTGTTGGCCCTCATCTGGAAAATTCTTCTGCATCTTCTTCGTGTTCCCATGCCTGTTAGAACGTTTTGGAGAATCAACGTTGCTTCTTCACTTGTTACAAAAGCCTTATGGAGAATTTGAGTTTGTTTGAACCATGGAAACGGGATTGCTGTATAATCCACATCGTGCAATTCAGGGTTGTAGGAAAAGTCGTTTTGGCAGAGAATTGCATGTTTTGGCTGTCCAGCGTAGCCTACGTATATGCCTACGCTTTTAACGGGAACCGGAATTCCCGCGGTGGTGAAGCTGGATCCGATGCTTGCGTCGTTCCACAATATGCAGACAAGGTCTCCTGGTTCAAGCTTTTCTTTTTTCTTATTCACGTAAAATCGCCTCGGCTTAAGGCTTTAAGCTGCTTTTTCAAGTTTTTGTGTATATTTTTCATTTTGTCAACATCTCGACTAAGTAACTACAAATCCGACTTTACCCGTTTTCAAATCGATGGTTACGTTGCCTATCACAAGTTCCAGCTTAAACGGGATGCCGGGTTCAGTGATCATTCGTCCTCTTATCATCACGTATGAAAGGCTATCCGAAACCGAGATACTGGGTTCTGAGACACTTCTTTCGAGGCCTATAACATACTTCTCAGCGGAAACACTGTCTGCCGCTGAAATGGTGGGTTCTTGAAGAGTTCTGTACGCCCAAAACAGCTTTACAACGGAGTCCGACACGGAGATGCTTGTTTCGCTTATTGAAACCAGTCTGCATAGAACAGCAGCGATAGAGTCTGACACGGTGATACTCGGCTCAGATATTGATGCAACTCTACGCAGATTATAGGAAAGGCTGTCCGATACTGATATAGTGGGTTCAGAAATCGTCACGCTTCTGCGGAGCACTTGCACGGTTGAATCTGAGAACGTGATTGAAGCTTCTGAAATTGTCACTGCTCTGAACAAGCCCCGAGCAACGCTGTCACTTACCGAAATTGAAGGCTCCGAGATTGTTCTGTATCCCCAGAAAAAACGCGTCACTCCATCCGAAACTGTGATGGAAGGTTCACTTATTGAGATTATTCGTCTTATGTTGTAGGTTGGCGAGTCTGAAACGGAAACGGTCGGTTCAGAAATGCTTACGCTTCTGAATAATCCCCGTGCTGGAGAGTCTGAAATGGATATCGAAGGCTCACTGATAGTGATGACGCGCCTAACATTATAGCCAACGATGTCAGAAACAGAACCCAAAGATTCAGAAGGGACTCTGCCTCGGTAAAACATGTAGCCCGTTGAATCCGTGACGCTTATGGAAGTTTCGGAGACGCTTATGCTTCTGAATAAACCGCGGGTAACGGCGTCGCTTGCAGATATCGAAGGCTCAGAAACGGTTCTGTATGCCCAGAGCACTCTTACTATTCCATCTGAAACTGTGATGGTGGGCTCTGACACGGCTTTGTCTCGGCGTAGAGTGTAAGTAGGCGAGTCTGACATGGAAATGGAAGGTTCAGATATTGAAACTGTTCTCCTTAAAGTGTAGCCCACGGAGTCAGATGAAGAACCCAAAGGTTCAGAAACGCTGATGCTTTTGAATAAACCAGCGGTAAGGGCGTCGCTTGCACTTATTGAAGCTTCTGAAACGGTTCTGAAAGCATTAAGAACCCTTGTCACTGCATCAGAGGGACTGCCTAAACTCTCAGAAACCGCCGCAGCCCTTCTCACACTGTAACTCACAGAATCAGACGGGGACCCAAGCAATTCAGAAACGCTGACAGGATACGTGACCCCTGCAGCTAAGGAAAGATAATCATAGTAAACGTTGTAGGCTGAGCCTGTGTAATGCGTCCAAATCAGTTCTATCTTGTTGCCTGCACCGTCAACTTTACAACTGGGATAGTTTTCGTTCGCCGTTGTGGTGAATCGAGTTTCGCTTCCCCATGAACCGCTGGAACGTTTTTGATAATAAACGTTTAAGCTTTTAGGGTACCAAATGTAGTAATCTCCGTTTGTTTGGTTAATAGCAAGACTAACTGATGCGTTCGGATTGGTAGGAGGTGAAACGTTAGAGTCCGTGTCATCAGCTGCTATTGTTCTACATACGCCTGATGTACCATAGACTATTAAACCATTAATTGTATCATAAGCACTAAAAGTAGATTTAAAATTTGTACTGTTTGACGGACTGGTGACTTCTGAACCCCATGCCCAGTTGGGTGAACCCCAAGTAGCCTTAACTTTTCTAACACTTACGTCGGTATTATTATATGTGGTAAAGGCGAATAAATCATATTGTCCAGTTCCCGCATTTATTCGCTGAGTTACTGTAGGAAATCGAATGACAATAGCACCTGTGTAATCTACAAATATTGTGTCAATTTGCGAAGCAGTTCCAGCAGCATTCTTGTAAGTCGGCGGACTGCCAAAGACTAAACGGCAAAACTTGACGACACTGTGTTTTGCGCCACCTGTTTTATCGTCTCCCCACACACAGGCAACTTCACCGTTATGAAGCATCCATAAGGAAGGATTATGAAACGCTGAATATGTTGCTATAAGATTTAGTGCAGTTCCAGCTGTATAACCTGTGATGTTATGGTTTGCATCTCGTGAAAAAGTTATTTGAAATACGTTAACAGCTGTCGCGCTATAATTAGCGATAACCATAAGCTTGTCATTCGTACTATCGTATGCTGCTGCTATTCCGAACTCTTCTCCAGTAATAGCACCATAACTTGAGCCCAAATCGTTGTCAACCCATCCACTTGTGGGCGGGTCATTGTTGCAGTAGCCAAGCATAACATGCGAATTTTTGTATATTGCGATGTATTTGCCATAAGCGTCTCGGAAAAGCTTTCTACTGTTACCTAAAGCCGCAGCATACTGTCCCGCAGCAGTGCTGACTATTGTTGGCATTAATACATCACTCCGTTGTTATTGTAAACGTTTCAAAAAAGGGGAATTTCACTTGTATTCCTGTGCCAAATTTACCCAAGTGTGAGCGTTACTGTGAGTTTCAAGATGTCGTTAATCTGCAAAGTCACAGAAGTGAATGTCGATTCTGTTCCTAACGTTCCGCTCGATGCCGCGTTAAAGTTTCCATAGGCGTAGAGAGTAACCGGGCCCGCAGTGCTATTTTTGAACCCACAGATGACAACCGTAGTGTTTCCGCTTGCCGTATGCGTGAAAGATTCTGTGACTCCATCAACTGAGCCGTTGCACACGTGTCTCGCAAGACCAGACCCTGACTCTTCCCCGTTTAAAGTCGTGTCCGTGTCAGCTGGCGTAAAGCTCGTGTGACCAACAGCATAATAGGTTAAGGCTGCAGGCTGCGAACCCGTCATAAAACTTGCGTTGTGAATTAAGTCTCTTCCAACTTTGGTAAGCAAGTCATCAAGGCTTAGTTCTTCGCTGTCATAATGCAACTGCCACAGAGACAATTTTCCAGTTTTAGAGTCACGCTGCATCCTGTACTTTTTATGCTTCGGGTCCCATCGCTTAATCTCAACCTTGAATTTGACCTTTATTTGTCGTAGCGTCTCATCAATAGTTCTGCCTATTGGAGCTTTTTGTATAGCCGCCTTTACGAAATCGTCAATTGTACCCAAGTTCTCGTTCATTTCACATGGACATTTCTCACTCAATTTTTATCCTCTCCTTACACTCAGGGCATCGCACAACAAGCTTGCCGTTTGCATCTTTCTCTGTCACTTCGACTCTGCCTGACCATCCGCACCATGGACAAGACGTTCCAACCCAAGCTAAAATAGGCTTTTCTTCTGACATTTTCTTTCTTTTCCCTCCATTATTTTCGGTTTCTCGCATAATCAGGCGTGCTGACTATGTTCGAGCCAATTCTTTTAGCGTTCCATCTGCGTTCCATGAAAAAGTGAGAGTGAAAAGTAAGTTACCATCAGGATCATACACCTTAATCGTAGAAACCGTTCCATCCGCATTCCATGTAAAGGCGAATTTAGCGATTTTTTTCCCTATTGGAGCACTTGTTAACGTGCTTAGAATGGCATCGTGGATTGATTCGCCAGCCCATCGACTCACGCTAAAACACCTCTACCAACTTTTGTCCGTGTAAGCTTCTCAATGGTTATGGACATTGTGCGCATGCCGTACAAGTAATCAGCAAGCTGAGGCGGAAGTTTGCCAAGCTCCATAGTTATTTCAAGCGTCTGAGTCTTAGCGTCCACGCGGTACTCAACGGTTTCTATGTGAAAATCAGAGTCAACGTTCTCATTGGGAAGTGTTACGTGAATCTTGTCTGCGGCAAGAAGCGGCGTAGTGCCATAGTCTATGACGGTGCTGGTTAAGGTGAGAGATTCCGCTGGGTCTTTGAGGTAGGCGAGTAACGCCTTGGCCCTCAAGTCGCACTCGTTGTCGGTGATAAGCTCCTCATCAGTCTCTGAAAGCTCACGGGTGCCATAACTGTTTTCGCTTGCCGTATCTTCTCTGAAGGCTGAGTATCTGCAGCCGCCAAAGTACAAGCCATCAATCCACAGGATTGTTCCGCCAGCAGCATACCCAAAATATTGAAACTCAACCTTCTTGATTAAAGTCCAATCAAAATTAGCGTCCACGGTCCACTGATCCGCATAGTTCACGCCAACATTACGCTTAAAGAGAGTCCATTTATTAGCGACGGTTTCAAGTCCCACATCCATATTGTTGCCGTAAGCTGCGATTCTGTTTGAAGTGTCATACAATAAGACTTTAACAGGATAGGCTGTGTCAGCGGCTATGAAAACCCCGAGTTCAGGGTACAAGTTCGCGTTCACTTCTTTTCCGCTGTTTAAAGTGAAGGTTGAGACCGCATATTCCTCGATTCCGCGAACGTTTTTTATGCTGTACGAACCCTTAACCTTTGAACCACCATCGAGGCTCAACGTGTTTCCGGTGGCACCACTCCAGCTGCCGTCAGCAGGCGTTAGGCTCTCGGTCCAAGCGTCCTTGTCAAGTGGAACGCTTTTATCTGCTAAGCCATAAATCATTATTTTGTTTCTTACCCTGCTGATGTCTTTTCTGTATTCACTAACTTCAATATTATTGCTGAGGCTCACTGATGATGCTTTTTCATTCATTGGGAAAAACTCGAATTTCCCATCTGCTGCAATTCTAAAGTCAAAACCGATAACTCCAGCCTTATCAGAACTTTGAGCAATATACTTGAGAATATCCCATACAGGACTGTTCTCATATTGTAAGTGAGTAAAAGTCGTGTCAGTATTCTCAATTAATTCTACGCTATTTCGCACATGACTTAAGCCCACATAATAATCTATCAGATCTTTAACGATCGCTTCGCCTTTTTGGTTATCATAAGTTTTTATCACAACCTTGCGGAAAAGCTTCTCTCCCCAGCAACGCCCACTTACACGAATATAGTTTTCATTCGGTGTGGACTCACATTGAACCTTTTCAACACGACAAGTTATAATCTGCGGAACATTTGCGCCTCTTCCAATGCTTATGCTACCATCCATACCCACAGTAATAGGCGAAGTTCCGCCGGGGCTATACTTTTTGTTCCAGTTCTCTAGCAGAATTTCAAAGCTGCTAACCTCTTTGGTGCAACCCAAATGAACCCTAAGATCGGTAACATCACCTTGAGGAGGAGTAACAGTGCCGAAAACAATGGCACACTTTGGAATGTTGACGCTCATGGCTCAACGCCCTTCCGTGACAAAGATTGCTCTTGTGCTCTTGTGATGCTGCTTGTTTTCGCTGAGGTTTCCGCTGCGGCAGCATTATAACTTTTAACGCTTTCTGTCGCTTGATTCATTTGAGAGGCGAAATAGGAAATGGCAACTGCAGCAGCAATAATCACGCCGATCCCGACGCCTGTTAGAGCCAGGAAGGTTGCGTGGCTAATGTTTAAGGCGTTTTCAGCCATCGTTGCAATGTTGCAAGCGGCAGCATAAATTCCATGAGCGACTGAATGAGAAGTCTCGGCTGCAGTAGCCCCCGTTTCCGTGGTAGTTTCAACGGCTAGAGCAGCAGTATGCCCAGTCGTCATGAGCGTTAAGAAGCTGTACATACGAGCAGCAGTGGAAACAATCATTATAACAGCCATCAGTCCACGCACGTACTTCGCCGTCTCTCTATCGAGTATGCCGAAGTCAGTCGCTACAGTCGTAAGCTCCATACCCATCATACTGAAGCTCCGTATGCCACCTGCAACCGTGCGCAAGCTTACCATAGTCGCTTCAGCATGCGCAGACATATCATCAAAACTCGTCGACGCAGCTTCAACATCTGCACTCATCCCTGTTGCAGCAACTCCGACTTCGTTAAGGCTTGCTTGGATAGGCGCAGTGTCGAGCGGTGGCAAGGGTGGGACTTCAACTGGCGCGAAAGTAATCGTTATCGGCGAACCTTCAACCTCAGCCTTAACCCTTGCAGCGTCTTCAGCAACCCTGTTAATCTCTGGGCTTGCCAAATTCTCTGTATGAATAGTTACGGCCTGAGCGCCAACCTCTGAAGCCATACGCGCCGCATCACTTGCGACAGCTTCAAACTCGGGCGTAGCCTCATTCACCGCACGAATCGTAACAGCTATCTCACCCATTGTACTCATTCTGCACCCGCCTCCTCTGCAGCACGCTCCAAAGCCGCAGAGACAATAAACATAAAGTTACTCGCATTCTCCGCCAAAGCCCGCGTCAAAAAGTAGCGGGGACTAATGTATCTTGTGCCAAGTTCCTGAAACAAAGCGTAGGGCACCATGCACGCGACTTTGACAACCCACTTGTAAATGATCTGAGCGTAAATCCCCGCTATCAAGCGACCAGTCCGTACCGGCGCCAACTCCTGAGCACGACGCACAACCATTTGACCTGTCTGATTCAAAGCTTCTTGGACACAGTCCTGCATAGCCTCGTCTAACGTGCGCATTTTAGCAGCAAAATCTTCAACGCCACTAAGCTCAACACGAAACTGGATACTCATTCTCTAACGGCGCCTCGAGTCTGTTTTAGCCTTGTCAATTTCTTCCTGTGTCTGTTGATCTATTTCACTTAAGATAACGAGAAACTCGCTGATTTTCTTGCTCGGCTGCTGATAAAGCTGCTGAATGGTCCACCCGAACTCTTTGCATAACCTAAACTCTGTGACGGACTGGTGCGGGCTCTTCCGCCTCATCGCCCTCAAGAGTTTTTTGTCTCTTCTATTGAAAGAGCGTTGAGCTTGTTAGCTGTCTTGCTGAGTAATTCGCCTAAGCCTATGGGAATGCCATTCTCATCTTCGCCGAGCAGCTTTTCTAACGATAAGGGCTTGCCATCCGGCTGCTCCTTAAGCGAAGCCCATATTGTCTCAGCTTGAATAGCCACGTAATCCGTAGTTATTACAGTGCCCGTTTTAGGACTATACTGTGTGTACTTCTGCAGAATGCGATTGCGTTTAGCCCACGTGATCTCTCTGAAAACGTAGCGGCCAGCGTATTCCTTACCAAAACGTTCGTCAACTTCAAGTGTTTCCGTTCGCACAGAATCACCTAACTTATGGCTACGGTTTGAGCGAGAAACTTCAGTTTAACGCTTACGAGATCTTTGATTTTTGTCGTTGGATTGAACTCTTCCCACTTGCAATACGTAAACAGAGCTGCCTTTCCACCACCCAAGTTGAAGTTAAGGCTAAATTGAGAATCAGCCAAGAGATCAGCTAATGCCCAGTCATTCTCAAACTCTAACGTAAGCTCTCCACTCAGTTTTCGGTTGCGTTCACGCAGATACTTCAGCAAAAGCCCTGTTCCGCCACTCTGAATCGTAACGACAGCTTTAAGGTTGTTCTGAATCTCAAACTTCCAGTCCGTGACATCAGTAAGATCTGTTAAGCTTCCGCCTCCAGCAGCTCCTTTCTGCACTTTAGTATTGTAAAATGGAATCCCTCCAGGGTAGTCGCCATAGGTTGCGCCAGTAGGTAGTGATGTTGATCTCGAAACATTTTGCCCAATCAGCTCAACATCTGCCTTAACTATGTCATCAACTTTGCATGAGACGCTTACTTTATCGATTTTGCAGCCAGTATGTAGATGAGCAATGATGTTTGTTGGGCTCGCAAATAAGCCCTTGTAGTAAGCCACCAGAACGCTTAGGCTGTTCAATGTCTGCACGTGCTGGATGAAATTGATGGGAGCAAGAGGACTCAATGTGTGCGGAATCTTTAAGTCGACTTTTCTCATGCCAGCGACCAAGTTTTGAAGGTCTCTGCTGCCTACGCCCATGATTTCAATGAGGCTTGGGGCTATTTTCGGCTCTGGACCTTCGTTGTTTATTCCCAGCATCGAAGGATTCGCCGGTATCTGCCCATATGTTGTTTCTTGCACGAAATAGACTCGGCACTCATGTGCGCCATATGTTTCAACACTCATGTTTTTTCACCTTTGTTTAGAATACTCCTCCAATGTCCTCGAAGGACCATGATTTCAGGATAAACTCCGTCCTGAAGATGAAAGGCTTAACATCAACCCTGTCAACGTCACGATAACTCTCAATATTTAGGTATGTGATGCCATTAACTGAGACCGTGCAGCTCACATAATCACAGTTGATCACAGCTGCTGTTGTTCCGTTGCTCGGGTTTGTTGTTCTTGCGAGAAGCCAAACATACCCATTAGAGTCAATGTAATTCGTGATGTTTGAGGATAAAGTAATAGTTACGTATTCATTAGCGCTTCCAGATCCACTCGCAGCGTTTTGCCAAGCTTGAGCTACTGCATTCCAGACTTTTGTCGTGGAGCCATTACCTGCAGGAGCAGTTCCATAACCAAGAAAACTCAAGACGATCTGCTGAACTTTTGACGCATCCATATCAAGTTTGAAACGGAAAAGCATCATACTATACTGAAAATTCACCGATGTGCTCTTGCTGTAGTCAGTACCATCTGGATGCCAAATTTTCTGATAATCTAAATCAGAAAGCTCAGCCCAGCCAGCATCGCTCGGCACTAACTCAATCGCTGCGGCGCCTGAGAACGCTTTATGCGGATCACCTGAAGGATAGCCCAAGCCGGAGAAGTCATAAAACGCTTGATTCGGAGTCTTCATGTTTTGCCTAACAACACGGTTAATCTCTTCAACGACCTTCTGTCGCATTGTTCTGCCTGGATCAGATGTCTGAGGCCTATCTGTGGCCCAAATATTAACACGAAGTCTCCCTATACGTCTCCGTATTCTGCCAGAGATCTCAAGCATCTGATCCTGACTCTGAGCTAAGCCCACGCTTATTTGAGCATCATAATTTTTGAAAAGCTCACGGTCATACCACTCTTTGCTTACGTAAACAGTTGCGATTGAGTTGCCGTTTTTAATCACTTGGATTTTCTTGCTAAGAAGCCTGATTAGTGTTGTTACAGGGTCCTCGTACGCGCTCATTGATTGATCAACTTCCTGCAGACGCTCTTGTAAACTTGAGGATCACCGTTCAAGTCAGAAACCGACACTGTAATAACTTCATAGTCGACGCCTGCACGCCTTATCTTGTCATGCACACGCACTGGCAAAAAGCTGTAAACCGTAATATGGTCCTCAGTAATGTAGCCAGGCTCCAAGACAATCTCGCCCACTGCGCCCAAAGTCACCAAGCCCAATAGATTAAGCGGCGATCCCCACGTCACTTGGTCAGCCGCTTGCTGCACCGGATAGAGAAGCAGACCTTCACCATTCACGCTTAGAATGTGCGTTATATCTGTTGAAGGGTCCTGATAAGCAAGGAATAGCTGCGCAAGCCAAGTTACGTTTGTCATAGCCTTTTGCGCTGTTATTGGCGAGTAATCAGTGAACTGTGGACCCCAATACATCCACTGCGTTTGATACATGTTAATTATTTGCATGCTGTAGGCGAGGCTTGGCTTGTCATGTGCTGCTCTTATCTTACATAATATTCCGCTTGTGACTGCATCGTAATAGGCGCACGCTGGAAAACGAGTCACGACGTCAATGTAGCCTGGCCAACAAATCGCTGGGTTATAGGCTGGGTACTGGGCTGAAGCTCGGATCGTCTCCACAAAACTGTAGACTCTCTGGCAGCTTGCAGACCAACCTTCATATGTATACAAGCCCAGCAGTGCGAAGCTAATAGGATCATCATAAACCTGAGTTTCACCTAAGCCGACTCGATGCCATTTTCCGTCACCATACGGTTTCGGGTCAAAATAAAGGTAAAGTTGCTCAAAGCCACTTCGAAGGAACGCAATCGCATCACTCATCATAGTAGTATATGTGCTAGCGTTGCCCACATCGTAAGTTTCTGCGAGCATCTGCAAACCGATAAACCCATAAATTGGCTCAATATCCATGTACCTGCTCCAGTTATCGTTGATGTCGACGTACCTGGCGAAACCACCGTAATACCTATCGAAAATGCCAAAAAAGACAGGAAGAGTTTGCATATTATGAAGGAAAGTGTAGCCAGCGAGAACCGCGGCTGAAAGATAACTGGCTGTATTTGTTAAGGCGTAAGCTCTGAGAAGGCTTGGGATACATCTTGCCGCATCAACAGCATAATACTGTGTACTGCCGACACTGCTGGCGAAACCACCGTAAGCATTCTTTGAAGCGTTCATGCACTGCTGCGTTAGAATGAAGTTTGCTAGGCTCTGGATCTCCGCGAGAATGGCAGCTTGGTTCGCAGCGAATTGAGGCGCACTGTAGGCTTGATATAGGAAGTCAATCGCAAAAGCGGCTGGAAACACGCCTTGCCCATAAGCAGGATCTGGGCCTTCAACTGTTCCGCCATTTGCCACATGATAAGTATTCACAAGGTTATTCTGCATCGTCACAATGTTGCCATTGACACTTCCAACAACATTCCATTCGCTATTGGAGTTATCGTAGATCTGCACCGGAAAGCCCGCTTGAAATTTTGTGCCATCCGCAACTGTCACATTTTTCTGGCCAGCCAGCGAGTCCGCTGTCATCAATGTTGGGATAACGTAAAAATACGGTGCGTAATGCATTATGAAATCGTAATAGCTTTGTGGAACGTTCACTTTTCCATCAGCTCATTTATCAACTTTTTAATCTCGCAATTAACGCAAACAGAATAATCGGCTACAGAACACTTTTCGCACACAAGCTTACTAAGACGCTTCAGTTTACCAATCATAAAATTTCCCGTCCCCAGAAGGCCAAATGCATGCATGCAGATCGGTCAAACAACAACATGGTAGAGAGACTTCATGGCACTATCAGACAGAGAAACAAAGTAATGAGAGGCTTAGATCAAGAGGCTTCTGCACAGACTATGATGGATGGAATGAGAATCTACTACAACTTCATAAGACCGCACATAGCGTTAGACGGCAAAACGCCAGCGCAAAAAGCAAAGATTGATGTTGATTCAAGCCAAAATTGGCTGTCCTTAATCAAGAAAGCATCAAAACAAAAAAGTCATTAAACAAAAGAGGGGAATTTGCAGTTTACTCTATGTCATTCTTTATGTAGCTATTTTTGTATTCGGGAAATTCTTTATGGACTAATTCGCGAACTCTGTCTGGGCTTAGAGGGTATATCCGTTTTTTTACGCTTAAGGCAATTTCTTTATATGGGTCTGGTAGTCTACGCCACAACTCATCAGCTATTCTTTTTCCTTCTTCTGTTAGCATTATTCTCTTCGATGTAACTATTTTATTCGTTGCGTCTTTCCATTTTTCAGATCGCGTTCTAATCAGCTTTTTCTCCTCAAATCTCTGCAAATCACTGTCTAAATGTTCAGGAACAGGCCCATTTTCTGCTGGAATAAATTGGTCTAGTGGAAGTGAATCGCCATAAACTCTACTCAATGATTTCCACATATAAAACATCATCTTCTGCAAATGATATTTGTAGAAGACATCGCCCTCATTGAAATTGCCTGGTTTAGCAAGTATCATTAACAATGTTCCCACATCTGTAGGGCAAATGCCTAATTCTTCTGCAATTTGATTGATTTCAGCTTTGGCTACTTCAGACGGATATACCAGAATTTCTCCAGTTTTTTGATTTTGCAACGCCTTGACTCTTGTCACTTGTATAGGCTCACCTCTCCAATCGACTGTGTCGATAGTGGTTTCAGTTTCAATCCATCTTGATTCCAATCCATTCACCTTCTATTTGTGTCTACGAGATCTCATCATTTTTTTCGGGGGTTTTATATACGTTACTACGATTTTTTTTGCATTTTCATCGATATAACAACTCAACTGGAAGGTTGCGCCATCTACATCGACTGCTTCTGTCCAACTACTCTTAGCACGTCTGGGTCTATTTGGGTACATCAATCGTGTCATCGCATGAAAGATTTTTTGAAGCATCGCTGAATTGAATTTTTGCAATACTTTGGCTGTAGCCATGATGTCAAAGATAGTTGGGGAAAACCACCATGGATCTTCTTGTTTTTTTCGAGAAGGCAATTTTGACCCGCCATTGAACTAATTGTTATCATTGAGAGTATATAAAGTTGAGTTGTCATGCAATGATTTGTTTTTGTTTAGTTCGACATAGTGGGTCAAATGCTATAAGCGTAAACTTTGTATAAAAACCTTTCTTATGTGGAAAACAAAATTCAGTATCAGTATTACCACATTTTTAGTTTATTTTAATAAGAAACACCCAGATGTACGTAGTAAATTTAGAAAAAGCCCCTCTGGTTAACAAGCCTCTCTGTAAAACACTTAAGACCCTAAGAGTTAACAGAGCCGAGAAAGGAGAGTTATAAGTAAGCCCCTGAGTGTTTCAGGTTTTATGATGGCGTTATCACTTCAACATCGTAACCGTTGTCTAAAAGCTGCTTTAACTCAGCACTTGTCAAAACTTGCTTCACGTTATTCACTTTTGCAACGATATAGTTGCCTTTGCCTAAGACTTTGCTCATGGATTAACGAGTCCTCCGCGGTAAATAGGAACATCATCTTTCGTGCTTGCTTCTGCGGCAATAATGGGAGTTGCAAAATTCATGAGCATTCTAACAAGATCATCCTTAAAGTCCTGAGCTGCATTCTGAAAGGCTACTCGACCGATCGTAGCCTTGGTAATGAAAAGATCGCCTAAACGATAATCAAAGGCGCCGAGCAGCATGCCTCCGCTAGCAGCCACGAGAATGCGAAGGCAAGCTAGGTTTATGGCAGCCATCTTCGCCCAATTATACCGTGGATCAGTCACAAGCAAATCCTGACCCACAATACTGTTGGCGTATAAGTTTGCATAATCAACATGAGCTTGGAAAGATGCCTGGGCTACGGGCAAACCGAACACCCCGTAAGCCAAGCTCGAAGAGTCAAAACTAGCGTTAAGATGAGACTGAATATCACTAATTGTGACATATTGTACTGTCATACCGTTTATCCTCTAAAAACTGAAAAGTTCCTAAAAAAGGGAAAATTGAGGCAAAGAAGCCGAAAAGGGCTAAATCGTTGGAGGCGGTCCTGTGCCGCTTGTTGGACTAATCGGCGTGGATGTTTTCTGACGATCAAGCCAATCAGCGTACTCATTTGTTATGAACATTAGTATTGAAGCGCCAAAAGCTATTCCTGCTAACTCCACTGGGGTCAGCGTTAACCATCCCAATCCGGCAGCTATGCCAGCCAGGATGAATATTCCTATGCCAAAGTAGATGCCGAAGGTTATGCCCACCAAGAATCCATTGGTTACACAGAACAAAAGACCCAAATTGTGTGACTCTTTAAGCCACTTGCCATATTCCCAGCTAACGCCTGACAAAATTCCATTACCGAACACTAAACCAGCAAGAACAGTTGGCGTTAATGCGACGGGAATGAAACCTAAGCCATAAGCGTTTGAAGCGAGAACGTATATGGCAACGCCGAAGAGTAAGCCAAGAGTTATGCCATAGAGTAGCCCTTTCGTCAGATTGAATTGCAGTGCCATTTTTCCTTTTCACCTCTATTTTCTTTTTCTTGTTTCGCCCACCCCGCAATGTGAGTGAGCATTGAAACAAAAAATGGAAACTGAAAATGGGGAAATGAATCCGAAAAGTTCAAACTAAGTTGTCGCTAAACCCGTTATTTTCGAAATTGCCTCTCCGCATGTAATAACAGGCGCGAACCTTGCCGTAAGCACTATGTCGACTGCATCAAACTCTTTTTTGATGTCAATATCAGTTAACAAAGGCCGTTTTATCACGAAGAATCCCAAGGGCGCATAGGATGCGCTTAGGTTTTGCCCTGTACTAAGCACGTAAGCAGTACCTGCTGGCACAACGTTGCTAACGTAGAATTGCAATCCATAGACAGTTCCTATTGCACCGCTTTGAACCACAGGCTCGCCATAGTAAGCGTATAATGAAAATTGGGGCAAATACTTCAGATCACGCGCATTAACAGGGTTACAAAGCAAAGTATCAGCGATGAAGTTGTAGCTAGCAATTTTTGCGTCAGCCCAAAGCAGATCTTTAGTGCCTATGGCACCACTTAAGGTGTACTCTGTACCTTGGGCTCCAAGGCTCTTGCCCGTGCCAGCACTGCTACTACCAGCTGCAAGATCAATCACAGTCATGCAGTCCTTATCAATTTGATAAGCCATACGTCTTGCTAGACGTCGCAGCTGCTGTTCAATCACTGGAATGTAGAAATCTTCGATTGCCTCACGCGGAATCCTTTCTCGCAGACCCTTCTTATAAGGGGTGACAGTTACGGTTGTTAAAGGCGTAAAGTCCATCGGAATTTCCGCTCCTTCGCTGATCTCGCTGATGCCAATGCTTCTTGAACCTTGTTCTTTTGGAAATGTTGCTGTTCGACCTGCAACAAGCGGAAACTCTGGCAAAAGCCGTTTTACGACGAGAGCGGGCATGGTCAATTCTATGATATGCTTGTGCAGAGCGGGATACGCTATAGCGCCTGTGTCAACCCATGTAAAAGCATCACGAATCATAGCCATCTCAAATCACCTTTTACCAGAGGTCAATGTATGCGGTGCCGCCGCTTGCGGCGCCTGCGGTTGCTTGACCTACAATCGTAGTGTTCAGAGTCGTGTTATCTGTTACAAATCGTGTGCCATTCTGTGGTTTGACTTGATCTCCTGCAACTATAGTGCCATAAGCGATTACTCTGCAAATTCCTCTTTTCACAACACTAACGCTTTTGCCGCTTAGAGCCTTCGTAAGAGCTATACCTGCAAATTTCTTAGTGCCCGCAACGACAGTTGACCTTTTAACCGTCCAATCTCCGCTGTATTCGAGAACATCGCCTATGTTAATGTCTTCGCCCGCGATAAGGGTTACAATGTAACGATCTGAGACAAGCGGGCTTGTTCCTTCTAATTGTGGAGTGCTCATTCAAAACACTAACCCTTGAAGCCTTCAGTTTGAAGCCTCTTGTGAGCTTTGAGAATGTCCTTGAACCAATCATAATTGCCCAGTGCATCCTTCTGTATCTCGTCAACTGCGACTATGCCCTTGCCCGATGCTTTGCCAGCGTTTTTCTGAGCTTCAGCTAATGTCGGAATCTTAGATGCCTCTTCAGCTTCCTCGCCCTCTTCGCCTTCCTCTGCTGGTTCGGCAAGCTTCTTTGACAGTTCACTTATTTTCTTGCTTAGACTTCGTTTCGTTGCTCTTTTTCCGATTTCACTCTCTAATTCAGCCACCCTTTTCTTTAAGGTGTCCAGTTCTGCGTCGCTTGCGCTTGGACCTTCCCTAATCTGCTTCTCCAGTTGTTGCAGCTGATTCATGAGGTCTTGGTATTCCACTTGTTTAGGCGTCGATTCGCCTGGCGCCACGTTCACTACGCCTTGCGCCTGATGCGGAGAAGCCTTCGCCTGAGCATTCTGTTCAGACAAAGGTTTCACCTCCTTTTTTGCTTCACTCTTTTGGTTTTCAGGTTCTTGCGGCTCCTTCTGCCTAGAACCCACATCTTTGTTATCTTCCGATAACTGTGAATTTTGAATATTCTTTAAAATAGCATCATATTGAGAATCATTCATGGCAGCAAAAAAGCCAACAGGTTCAAACTGAGTGTTCGTGTAAGCTGGGCTTGCAACAATGCTGAGCTCCCTCACTTTTGGCTTGTGCACGATCTCCCAAGCTCCAGGACATAAATGCACAAGCATGCCCTCTTTGCGTGTAGGTTTCTTGCATTTGCTGCATTCTACATCGTCACTGTCAACCTGAGCAGAGACATGATTAACATAATTGCGAAGGATTTTCTCGATAAGCTTCTCTTCCCCAACTTCAGCACGGAAAAGAACCCTGTTGCCATCGCGTTTAGCCTCTGTAAGTTTACCCACAACCATCAATGCGCTTTCAGCATGGTCGACACGTAACTGGGCGCCTTGGAGACTTTGAACGAAGAAATCAAGGTCTTCGTCTGGAATTTGCCATTTGTTAGCGTTGACGCTCGTATCGATGGCCACGCCTTCAATGTTGACAAGCTTCTCTTTCAGCGCAAACTCTGCTGAAACGCCTTCTTGAGCCTTGAACGGAACAAAATATCGAAGCTGCATTTTCTACGTCACCAAAACTGCACGTTTACCTTGCGATCTAAACCAGGCTTCCTGATACGCTCTGAAAGCTTCAGTATCTTCGAGCATACTCTTCTTCGGCGCATAGCCTTGGCAGCCGGGAACACTGCACTTCGGATGTTCCATACCAAGCTCTCTGTAGTGCCTCAAAAGATGGTCGTGGGCTTCTTTCTGCTGGGCTTTGCTTAAGTTTGTGTGTGTCACACGTGCCATAGCGTTTCTCAAGTGTGGCAAGTCAACTTTTCCGCTGCTATCATGGTGTGGTAGGTTACGGTTTGTTCTTGGAACCGTTTTGCCTTCTTGTTTTTCACCTTTAACTACCAGAGCGAATGCGGAATCTGGTAGGTCATTGATGTATGCTATATTCCATTCTTTCGCGTAGAAACTCATTTCAAATCACCGTTAGGAAACACTAAATTTAAATGATTAGCATGACACATCAGACGTATATGACAGAGCAAATCAGAGAGATACCTGTAGTAAGGCAAATTCAGGAAGCTATGAGCCTATGTTATAAGGCAGGGAGAGAACCAGTAGCTTTGCTTGTGAGCCACGAAGTATTCGAAATATTAAACAAAGAACTAAGAAACATATTCATGCCTGATGATCTAACGAAGGAGCAGGCCAAGCTTTTCGACTTACCACTTTTAGTGGTAGCCAAAATGAAGGACTTTTTCCTTGTCGATAACAGGAGCTGGGCAGAGCAAAAATTCTGATGCACTATTTTACATCTGAAATCTGAACGTAAGCGTTGATGACCCTTCGGCGATACTCATTCCAAGCCTTAAAATCGAGCAAAGTCTGAATTTCGCTTTTCAAGTGTTGGTCAAGCCACTTTCGCACTTGCTCACGATTTTTAAATAACTCCTTCTCAAACATGTAATTCTGGATCTCCCACCGGTCCGAACCTTTCACTTTGCCAAGTGTGATTTTGATGCCTTTACCAAGCTCCTTAACCCTGAACTTCTCAAACTTTCCCGGGTCCTGAACCCTGTACCTGAAAACTTTTGGTCCTTCTTCTAAGCCTGGCATCTTAATTCGACAACCATTCAGCTATTGTGAGAACACGTTTGAGGAACAATTCCTTTATTTTTCTGTGTGGACGCTTATTATCAATGAAAAGCACGTATGTTTGACAATCCTGCGGCATCACTATGCGCATCTTGCTATTATAATGATATTTCTTCGGGTCCATTTTTCCATAGAAAAACCGTCTAATCCGACAGAATAAACACGTAAAATGTGGACGCTTCAATTTATGCCCACACAGTGTTTTACACGCAAAACTCATTGCGGGGGCTCCTCCTGTTCTCCAGGTACTTGCGACTCCTCGAGCACATGCTTCACAGTTTTTTGAATTGTATTGTCAACTTGTCCCTTCGGCTGCGGTGCGGGAAGCATGTTTTCAGCTGCTAACGCTTCATCAGTAGGCTGTTCTGGATAGCCTAACTGTGGCCGAGCTTCACTTCGCAGAATAATGTTCTTGTCCACAAGATCACTGATGAACTTGGCTTTCACGTCAAGTGTAGGCTCCCACAGTGGACGCCACTTAATAGTGGGAACTTCAACGCCTTCGCCAAACTTAGCTTCCAGGAGCTGCTTAAACAAGTCTGTTTCAAGCGTGTCGCCGATGAGCTCCTGCAGCATTCGCAAGCGCGTGACATACTCTTGCATCACGATTTCAGCCGTAGCCCGGTTAGTCCCTTCACTTTGTCCGAGAAAGATTTTTGGAACGCCTAAAACTGCTTCGCGTTGCTTGTAGAGATAATCAAGCCAAAACTGAACATTCACATCCTTGGTAAGGCTGGGTACAACATCAACGGCAACATCACCACGCACAAACACGTCTGTAGCAGGCTGGCGATCACGGAAAGCTTCCATAAGTTGCTGAAGCTGCGGATCGCTGAAGGGCATCTCAGGTCTTCCCGCTTTGACTACAAGCATGGGCTTAGTGTAAAGGTGCATAATGATTGCCATGTCATCTTCAAGCTGATCGATTAATGCCTGAATCTTCAGCAACGGTCTAAGCAGGCTTGTGCCATAGCTGAACTCGTACCACCAACTTTTGGCGCCCCATCGAAAATGAACTATGTCCTGAGCTGTAAATACGACAGGGGGAAAAGTCAAAAGCTGAATGTAACCGAACACATTGCCATAAGCATCTCTGCGGACCCGCACATGCACAGGATCCAACGGTTTAAGCCACCATTCTTCAGGCGGCATACCCTCTTCTCGGCAGATCTCAAACTCTCCATTGCCAAAAACAAGCATATCCGTTCCAATGATACGCAGAGTCTGCAAGATGTTATGCTCATCAAGCCAGTCTGTCAACCACTCTTTAACAGCTTCATCTCCGCCTTCCAACTCGAAACCGTTACTAATCGCAAGATTAATCGTAACATTGATACATGCGGAGATATACGGAGTAAACGTAAAAAGATCTTTGTACTTCGGAAGATCCTCAATGGGGACGGCGCCCCAGATGCGCTCCCAATAGGCCGTATAAGGTGGAGTGACGAAGCCCGCACCGCTGCCCTTAAGCATATATTTCGTAACGTAGCCCCAAAGCATCCCATCAGCTTTCCAGCTAACAGGAATCTCCTCTTCAATCTGGCGCTTGCTAATTTCTGGCGGAACTTGGCGTTGAGCTTCAAATCCCTCTTTTTCTAAAGTGCTTTTCCACGGCATAGTTTTCACTTTCTAGCTACTTTGTAGCCGTTAAGACAACACCTTTACTTTCAGGCATCCTCTCCATTACAATGCGGATCTCCTCGAGAACCACGTTCTTTGTAATGTCCACGCCGTTAACGTAGATGTGAAGATCCGCTGGAGCACAATTTATTTTCATGCCTAATGCCTTCACGTCACCCTTTGAATTAGCAACAAAAATTTCTTCTTCCATTCAGGTCACTTTGATACTACTTTTAATGTGGAAGCATAACCGCGCCCTTTCCAGGTGGAGGCGCCTGCGTGCCTGTGTAAACTCCTAATGCGAAGGACCACAACATGTCATCGTGGCTGTTTTCTGGATGGCTGAACTGTAAGTGCCCGCTTTTGCTATAGGCGTATTGTTGCTCGTTGATTTGCTCGCATAACTGTCTATGATACGGTATTGCTAAACGGTTCTGTTCCATTGCAATTTTCAACGTCGTCAATAAGTCCTCTTTCGTCTGAACCGTAAACTTCAAGCCTTCAGCGCAGCCTACGCCTTGGTTGCGGATCTCCTCAAGGACCGGCTCGCCTAAGCCTGTCTGGTCCACAAGCACGCTTCGGAAATGAAACTTCTGATAAGCCCTAACTAAGTGGCCAATCACATGGGTGTAAGGCGTTTCAAGCGGAAACTGATACATGTAAACGAGCTTAAGCGTGTCTCCTTCACGCTTCAAGACCGTTATGACGCTGTAATCCAGCAACTTGCCGAAATCGATCCCCGCGTAGTAATCCCCGCTTGGAAATGAAACTTCAAGATTTGTGCATAATTCCAGACTAAACTTTTGGGCAAGCTCCACGCATCCGCGTATTAAGTCCTGCGGGAAATAGCTGTTTAAGGCTTCAACAAACTCTGTCTCGTATTCCATCAGATAGGCCTCACGTGTCATGTTCTGCCGCATCTCCTCAAGAAACTCGGGTTTGATCAATGGACACTCGCTTGACTTGACTCGGTGCACGCTATAGGCAGGATTAACAAAAGCTCGGTAGAAAAAATGATCCTTGCCCCAGGGCGTGCTGAGGAAGATCGCGTAGCCGTCTGTGGTAGAGAGCATCGGAAAAATAACTTGAGTTATAACTCTTTCGGGCATGAAGGCGGCTTCGTCGCAGATACACATGTCCGCGCTGAAGCCGCGCAGCAGGTTTTCAGAACAAGGCAAAGCAATGATGCGGCTCCAGTTTTCAAAATGAATCAGTGTCCTCGTTGCTCGCAGTGTCTTGTTTCTCAACCGTGGTGTGGAATAGACAAATGTTGCGATGCGATCGAACATTATCGCGCTCTGTCTTAGGCTTGGCGAAGTTATTAGGACCGTAACGTTCGGGTTTGTGTATGCAAAGTGTATGGCTTTCATTGCAATAGTTGTGGTTTTTCCTGACTGGCGTCCCATACAAGCTACGATGCGCTTACTCGGGTCTTCAAGAAGCTTAACCTGATACGGGAAGGGCTTAACGCCCAAAACTTTCTCGACAAAATCAACAGATCCCCTGATTTCAACCGCTTCTTCACTCAGAAGCTGCCTTACCGCCTGTTGAGTCGCCTCAAACTTTTTTAGCGCCCTTCGCTGCCTGTAACTCCGCCACAACAGCAGCAAGCTCTTCAATCTGCCTTTCAATTTTTTCCCACTTCTCGTAATGAGCCAACAACGGCCCATAATCCCTCGCAGCCTGAAAGATTATCCGAAAACGCTCAAGCACAAGCTTATCAACCACACTCAAACCGCAGATCTGCTTAAAAGCCCTGCTGAAAAGCCTAACAACCTCCTCCATACTCAAAGTCTTCTGAGACGGCTGGATAGTTGCAACTATTGATTTCTGCCTAGTTGCAACTAATCTAAGCACGAGCATCTGTTTTTTAATGGCATTATAAGTTCTCTCCGGAAATTTGCCACTGTCATAAATCTGTTGTGGATTAAACCCTTGAGCAGCCATATCCATCAGGAGTTTTAATTCCGCATCTGTCCAAGGCTTACCCCTAGCCGTCCTCACTGCACCTCTTTTGAAAGCTTCCTCTACCACGAGAGTCAAGCAACACTTCACCCTTCTCCACGTCTGGAACAAGGCTGACCTGAACAGGCTCGCGGAGCAAGCCTAAGACTTCATCACGCGAAAGTCTGCAAATTGTTTCGCATAAAATTTTGTCATGGAAACTGCTTGCGAAAATGATTCTGCGAATACTCCGCTTCTGACGCTGCAACTCGCTTCTCCTATGCATAAAATCACCTAACACCACGCTGAGGCGGCGAAACAAGAAAGGCTTAAAATCGCGGGTCACTTTTTAGGCTCATCTTCCGCCTCCCTCGCCTTCATCTGTTTCTCTGTGGTTTCAAGCCTTAAACGCACGGCTTCTGATACAAACTCTGCGATGCTGTGGTATGTTCCTGCCCTGCGGATGGCTTTTGCCACGCGGTCGACGAGCTCTTCTTTGAGTGTGACACTTTTGTAGTTTCCCTTTGGCATTTTATACCCCGCTCAAACTTCTCTAATATGGTGTTCATGTGGTTTGATTTAAGAGTTGTCGAATCAACTTAGTTAAAAAGATAAGCGTGGAAGGCGAAAATTTTATTAGAGCTTGACTGATGTATAGATAGGGTAAAGGTAAGGTATATGCCAATAGGAAAATACCGCGGAGTAACCCTCCAAAGAGAACTCGTAAACAAAATAGAAGAATACATTAAGGCTTATCCAGAAATGGGCTACACAAGCCTCGCAGACTTCATAACAGACGCCATCCGCGAAAAATGCGAACAACTAAAAATCCTGACGCCCACACCTGAACTTCCGCAACTTGAACATTTCAACCTAAGCGAAAACGGCGTCCGCATTTTAGACAGAACCCTCGCAAATGGAATATCAAGGGGAAGAATCATAGACGTTTACTTCAAGCCTGAAGGCGTCTGGTGCGAACACTGCCAAGCGCGCAACTGCCGCCACATCCAATTCGCCCTAACAGTTCCAACAATCCAAAAAGTCATACTGAAAAAGCGTGAGGAAGGCTGGAAACTCCCACAAATAATAGAATAAAAGAGACAGACGCGCGCGCTAAACTGATCCACATCCGTGGCCGTGGCAACATTAGTAGTGTTAGTGGTCAGCACCCTGCTAATGGTGGTTATGTTTGATTCGCCAGCAGCCAAAACCTTCCCCGTAAAGAGCGTTCCGAACTTGGTGTCAACCAGACTGACCGTCAACGCTGTGTCGCCAGTGTTGGTAACGTTGTACGTGTACGTCACCGATGAACCATTCTCAACCTTAGAAGCGCTAGCAGTCTTAGTCAAACTAATGGCTGTGGTGAACCCCGCTTCACACACATTAAAACTTTCTGGAAAAATGTTCTATATACTTGACTTTCGGTTTCGCTCCCAAAAATTGCATGAATAG